TGATTGAGATGGAGGACAAAGTGGTATTTAAGATGGAAGACGTTGTGTGGCATATCCAAGTGAATGGAGAGTTACTACCCAATGTTTTCGAGACTAAAGAGTTGGCAGAGCAATTTGCCGTTGAAGAAGAATTAACTGACTATTACATAGTCGCATTTGATTGCCAGTAGGCAGAGGATATATTATGGGTTTACATATTAATACGTACAGACAGGCACCATACGGTGATCCGTTCTTTGATAACATGGACTGCACCAATGGTGGTGAGTCTGCTAAGTGTAGAGGTTTCACAATCATGGAGATTGATGGGCCGTTCGAACCAAACGAAGAATACCCAAGGGCATTCATTGAGAAGCAGTCTTTCGGGTTTGGTTGTTCTTTGAAACTTGTACCAGAGTCTAAAAAAGAAAAGTGTACAATGTTCGGTGGTAACTATGCCATGACATCTGATTCAAGGTTTGGTGAGTATTGTAGAAAACTAATGGGTGATGACCTTGGTAATGTCTACGGACTCGGCCCAGTTGCTATTCACGACAGGGTGGAATAATGATCAAGAAACTATCTAAGTTGTGGAACAGATTTTTGGAATGGTCATTTCAAAGAACAGCAAACAAGCAGTTTGCGAAGCATGATGTTGAATACAGAGATTGAGACAACACATGAAGGGTTATAAGAAAGGAACACTTCTTGAAGAGTACTTCTTGAACCCTCACTTTAAACCAACAGAGGAGGAGACGGCGCAACTGCGTGAGATTCTCCCCCCGACTGATTTACCTCAGTGCGAGGATGTTTCCCAGTCGTAAATCTCAGAAACAAACATGTGCAGGGCATTTTGGCAGTTTACGCCCACCAACCATAAACTGCCACCTATTTAAGGAGACTGTTATGAAAAAATTAATGTATGATGTAATCAGTTATGGAATCGTCTTTGGTATGCTCGGAACTATTGCATACTTTATGGTGGACGGTGCAATGAGTATTCCAGATGTTCACAAAAGTCATTCCACTGGGGAATGTGTAGAGGTGATCAATTGGGATCCAAAAGACAACTACTCTTGTGAGGAATTACCCTCCAAGTATAATTTAGTATGGGTGAAGTAATGGAAAATAGATATGTAGCAACCGTGTCCTACTTTGTACACGCAAAAGATGCCAGAGATGCTGAGAGAAAAGTCATAGCACTTTGTCATTCACAAAGGCAGAAATATGATAATCAATGTGCGGTTGAAGAGATCGCAGAACTACCTTTTGGATCATTAAGTTCTAAAAAGGTTGAACTTGAGAACCCTTATTTCTAAAAAAAGTTGTATTTATTTCAAGAAAACGCTTGACAAATGGTCAAGAATTTGAGATAATATACTTGTTGATTGGGAATGAACCCACAACTATTGAGAGGAAAATATATTATGGCATACGTTAGTCAAGAAAAGAAAAAAGAGTTAGCACCAAAGATCAAAGAGATCTTGAAAAAGTACGGTATGAAAGGTACTATTGCTGTTAACAATCACAGCACTTTGGTCGTGAACATCAAGGAAGGTAAACTTGATATGATCGGAGCGGCAAGAGAAGCAATGATGGCAAGCAACCATTATGATCTTCAGTACAACCCTTATGACGTTCAGCAAATGGCAAACAGGTTGCAGGACGAATACCTTCAAGTAAACACTTACTGGATCGAAGAGAACTACGGTAACGGTGAGGTTGGTCACTTCTTGATGGAACTGAAGAATGCGATGGAAGGGCCTGACTTCTTCAACCATGATGATAGCATGACTGACTACTTCCATAGAAGTCACTACATTGACATCAACGTTGGTACTTACAACAAACCTTATGTTTGTACTGGAGAAGAGAAGTGTTATAAAGATCTGATTGAAGGTCTGAAACTTCAAGCAACTATGATGTTCAATAAAAAGACTGCATAAGTTTCGGGGGAGAAACCGAAAATTGGTAATGATTCCTACGTGATATCCCCCAATATTTCCCCTCTTCGGAGGGGATTTTTTTAAATTATTTTTGATATAAGTAGATGTATCAAGAACTTAATAACCCTATATAGTATAGTAAAGGATAAATTATGAATTATGAACCAAAGCAACCAGAGGTCTTCGAAATACTTGAAGAATTCGAAAAGCAGAAAAATAAAAAGGATCGTGTAGCAGTGCTACAAAAGTACAGCAACGTTCCTGCACTAAAAGATGTACTGAGAGGAACATTCGATGACTCTCTTGAATTCCTTTTACCAGAAGGAAAACCTCCCTACACCCCTAATATACCAGAATCAGTCCCTTCGACCTTGTTGAAAAAGCACAAGGAATTCGGATACTTTGTTAAAGGTGGAGCGGATCAACCGCAGTATAAGAGAGAAAATATTTTCATTCGACTCTTGGAGAGTATTCATCCCCAAGATGCGGAAGTAGTTTTGTCCATGGTGAATAAAACATCACCAGTGAAATTTTTAACCAAAAACTTAATAGAGGAGACCTTTCCAAACCTAATAGTGAAATAATATTTGTTATCAAACCCCTAATATAAACCCTATAACAAAGAGAGGTGTTGATGTCAGAAAAACAACTGGAACGATTGAAGCAGGATAGTAAAGAACTTGAGTTCTATATCCGCAGAGTAACAAAAAAAGGACGGAGTGATCTTGCCTACAAATTAAAAAAGAAGCAAGCATTCCTAAATCAAACCATTGTTGAAACGCAACAAATGACACAATAAGGAAGGTGACCATATCTCTTCTCCCCAGTTCTTCTGGGGAGTCGTATGGACACATTGGAAAGTAAATTATGCCTATATATGAATTTAAAGATAATGAGACCGATGAAGTGACCGAAGTGACTTTAAAAATCTCTGAGTACGATCAGTACTTAATAGACAACCCGAACATGAAACGTGTGTACACAAGTGTGCCAGCGATCACGTCTGGGGCAAAGTCTGCACGTCAACTTGCAGGTTCTGAATGGAATGACCATTTGAAAAGGATTGCGAAGAACGCAGGGAAAGGGAATACAATCAAAACATGAGGAAAGCAAATCCTGTGAAACCACGTAAGTTGGATCTTAATCATCTACTTACTTTTGATCCTATGACGCAAGGGCAAGAGGAAGTATTCGAAGCATACAAATCTGGAAACCATTTAGTGTTATCTGGATCGGCAGGTACTGGTAAGACTTTTAGTGCACTCTATCTCGCACTCGAAGAAGTACTTGACAAAAGCAACCAAATGGAATCGGTTGTTATCTGTAGGTCAATTGTACCTACAAGGGAGATAGGTTTCTTGCCAGGCTCACTGGAAGAGAAAATGGATGCATATAATGCACCATACAAATCTCTATGCACAGAACTCTTTGAGGACAAAGAAGCATATGAGAAACTCAACGAGCAGGGACAAGTACAATTTATATCTACAAGTCACATTCGTGGTACTACTATCAACGATGCTGTGATCATTGTAGATGAAATGCAGAACTTGACATTTCACGAGTTGGATTCAATTATAACTCGTGTAGGTCATAACTGTAGAATAATATTCTGTGGAGATTATTTCCAATCGGATTTTGTGAAGGATGGTGACAAGAAAGGTATCATGCGGTTTACTGAGATCCTCGAATTGATGAAAGACTTCACAGTCGTAGAATTTACTTGGGCAGATATAGTTCGATCCGACTTTGTTCGTGATTACTTGATGACCAAGGATATGATTGGAGAAAAACAAAATGGCAAAGTCAAATTCCTTCGGGAGTAAGGGGATAACACCAACGTTAAAAGGTACGTCTATAGGCAACAGACCTAAGTCTATGGCAACTATGAATAAATCGAAAAGAAGGTCTTTTAAGAAATATCGTGGACAAGGGAAATAAATCATTGCACCCTACAAGAAGTCACTTTAATTTATCTAAACAGATAAAAGAGTTTTATGATAACTGGGAAACCTACGAAGCAGACATGCGTATGTGGGAGTGGAGTTTACCTAATAAGGTTAGTGATTTTATAAATACTAATGTTACTTTAGATGGTAAGAAGGTAGCAGAGATTGGTGTAGGTTCTGGGTTGTTATCAAAACAACACGGTGGTAAAGACTGGGATGGATATGATATATCCGAAACAATGTGTGAACTATCAGAACCACACTACAAATCTGTTCGTATATTGGATATAACAAAAGATCCATTACCAGAGAAGTATGACTTTATTATACTGTGCGGTGTATTTGCAGAAGGACTTATAGATGCAATTGCTATCGATAACATCGTAGAAAGTTTAAATGAAGACGGACAGATATTAACAACGTTCCCTTGTTTTACAGAATTTAGGGAAAGGACTGGTTGGAATGACCAGACCAAATTAAAAGAGGTCGCCAGTGTTGATCCAGAATATACATGGACTAATGAAGGTGTTCTTAAATTTAATGAGATCGTACTTTGGGATCTCGCATAGGAGAATAGAATTGAACGAAGAAAATAAATTAAATGTATTTGAGCAACTGAAAATTGATGAAGGGATCAAATATGAAGTCTACAAAGATCACCTCGGTTACCCGACCTTTGGGGTTGGGCACTTGGTCAC